GTTGAACATAATTCACTCATCAATTTGTTATCCAACCAATCGGCAAGCCATTGCTTCAACGCGCCTTTAATTTCTTTCAACATATCATACTGTGTTTTTTGGTCGTCCGCTTCATAGCGAGATACCGCATTACGGATTAATTTAGTTTGTACAGTAAAATCGTAAATGTTCAATGTATCTTCGGCGCCAGATAATTTTTGATTACCTTCAACGCCCGGCCCATTTAAATTCATCATCAAGCCGAATACTACGCTATCGCCTTTTACGTTTGTTAAGTCTTTGTTTTGGTGTACTACGTTGGAACCGTCCATTGCAGTAAACTTATCGAAATAACTATCTTTTACGCCTTCATGCCATACTTTTTTAGCCCATACTTTAGGGACTAAATTCGCTGGGATATTAACTTGGTTTCTTTGGTCTGCCATATTTTACCTCTTATAATTCGTCAAAATATCGACGTACATCGTCCGGCAATGCATCAAGATTGCCCGTTTGATACGCCTTCAAAATATCTTCTTCGCTTACCTTGTTAGGTGTAGGAACGCCACCGTTTAACGCGCCAGCTTTTGGCAACGTTGCGGCCACTTGTAACGGGTTATTTGTAACGTCGGTATTCGTTGCCCGTTCATTTTGCAGTTCATTCACAAACTTCCTAATTGTTTCAAAATCGGCATCGGTACCTTCTCCAATATCTACGCGGTAGAACGCATCATTTATTGGTTGTGCATCGCGCATTGTCATGCCGTTTAGCTTTTCTAATCCGCGTTGATATAGTTCCCCGAAATTTGGTAATGATTTAATTTCATTTACGAAATTTATATTTGTTTGTCTTTGTTGGTGTACTGCTAACTGTTGATTTGTGATCGTGTATTCTGCGTTAGCTTCAAAACGAATGAAATCGTTGTATTTATTTACGTCTTCAAACATAAGACCGCCGTTAAATTAAAGCGTTTCAATGCTTCGCGGCGTACAAAGTCGCGGATATCAGATACTTCACTATCTGGCAATGTAATCGGTCTTTGTTGCGCTTCAAATTGTCGTGCACGTTCTTCGGCCGCTTTACGTCTTGCGCGTTCCTGTGCAAGTGCCGCTTTTAGATTGTTATCGTTTGTATGGTTTTCTTCGTGTTCCGGTTCTTTTTCATTAGTGTTCGGCGCCGCTGCATCTACTTCCGCATCATTCGCATCACTT